CCGTTATTCGCAGCGTATAAAGCAACATAAGGTTTTGAGTAACCTGTGATTACTTTTCCATTTGCCATGTTTATTTACTCCTTTTTAATCTCTTGATGTTGTTAGCGCAGATTAAAGCAATATCTCTGTTCAAAGAATCTTCCATAGCTTTAAGGCATGGCTTCCTAGCCTTTCGGGATGCTCTTGAAAAGACAGGGTTTTTAGGCATGAACGATGTTCCCCGTTCAAGCGATCTCGCCAATACTACAGCCGGTGTATAACCTCTGCCGTGATAATCGAGAACGCCCCTGTCTACACCTGTCTTCTCGTTGATGAACCCCTTATCGTTAGCCAATGGAGTGATACCGAATTCTTTGATCAGAAATTTCTTCTGTATGGACCTTATTCCGTTTCTATGAGGAATTCTTCCTGGGGTATCGTCTGTCGGCAATCCGTGCAATTCGTTTACCGTGTATTCGGAAACTACTTTCGCACCCTCGCCGACTGCGTTTTCGATGCAGACCTCTGTGTTAAACGGATTGGAAAGCCGTTCAAGCTTTTCCACATACTCTTTCAACCCTTTGAATCTGTATTTCATACGATCTCCCAATCCCAGGAGTAGTGAATTAAATTCGTTTCATCTTCATAGATAACACTATTAAGTGTCCATCCCAAAGGCTCGATTTGATTTAATCTGTCTTGAATGATATCGACCATAGGGTCGAGATCCTGTTTAGTGTAATAATCGATTGTTCCTGTGATTACTTGCTCTTTTTTGTGATTGGATGACCAAAAGGAATCACCCTCGGATTCTTCTGCCCATATGCAATACGGTGCTTCCAAACGTGGATGCCAATAGTGATAGACTTTAAGACCATTAATAGATGCCAAAGCATCTCTTAATTTAGTCAATTGTAATATCATAATTGTTCTCCAGCTTGACAAGAGTCAATTCGGTATATTTAAGACCTACGACCGTAGGCTGACGATAATACTTGGAATTGACCATCTTTGTACGTTCGTTCACATCCTGTCCGTGCGACACTAAAGTGATTCGATACTGTTCGCCATTGCCCAATACAGCATATTGACCAACATGAATCAACTGTGACTGTTTGACACGGACTAATCTGTCGATCCGTTCATTAACACCTTGAGCGGCATAGCTTCTTCCATAGCCGATATATCGATTCTCGAACCAATATTTGTTGATGATTCTCAAATACTCTCTCGGCATATTTCCGTTTTCAGCTGTGTTGTCGAGATCGCATATGTACAGAACACCGTCATCACGCATTCGCTTTCTCCTGGAACAGTCGATTATTCAATTCGTAGCGTAATGCTCTTGGCATGACAGATACACCGTCCATACGTTTATCGTAAAGGTATTGCGCATACATGGTGATTAACATCAGATCGCCGATCTTTTCGTAATCAATCGTGACACCCTCACGTTCGATAAAATCCACCGCCGCATCAATGTAATACCCAAGCTGCGTTTCCTTTTGTGTCTTTGCATCTACATCCATATAATCCATGATTATCTCAAGATTATATTCGAGCATTGTCAATAGAGTCTGTTTCTGTGCATCTGTCATAGAACACCTACTCTTTCTTCTTTCTTCCTCGCTTCTTTGCCATCTCTTTTTTCTCAATCAATGGTGTGCCTTGGAGATTTTTGTCGGAAGCGAGTTCTTTCATCCGCTCTTCGCTGACCTCAAGACCCTCACGAGGAAAAGGATCACCTTTTTCATAAAGATGATCCTTGTCTTGTAAATCGGTGAATAGCTTAATAGCTACCCACATTAAGCGTTGGCTGTGTCAGCTGCGAAAGACATCGTAGCGTTCGGAGTGACACCATTCAGACCGATTGCAACGAATGCTTCTGCGATCGCCGGTTTGCCATCGTAACGGGCAGTACCCTTGAAGATCGTCTGATCCTGTAAGAATCTTACATGCTCGGAAGACATGAACTTCGCACCGGCTCTTTCAGCTAACAGGTACAGATCGAAGTAACCACCAACGATTACGTTATCCGGGATGAAGTCTAATACTTCGATGACACCGCCGATAACAGGCATTTCACCGTTGACACCGGCAACGATAGCACCGCTTGCATCAACAGATACAGAAGCAGCAACCAGGTTCGTATAGGTCATTTCGTTCATTACCCATACTTTAGTGCCACGAGAGTATTTGCCCTTTGCATTGCCGAATGCAGCAACGATAGCGGCAACGAGGTCAGCACCCTTGACAGAAGCGGCGATGGACTTGATGTTTGCAGTATGCAGATCTGCCCAAGGTCTTGCAGTTGCAGGGTAGTCAGCTGGTTCTTGAGTCTGTGCGAGTCTTGTGACAACACCTAACGGCATTCTAGTGCCTGTACCATAAAGGATAGCCTTATCAAGGGCATAACCGATAGCCTGTGCCAATGCTCTGATGAGTTCAGCAGCGAGGTCAATATCGGAATCTTCCAGGTTGGCATTGCAGACAGCGTAATAACCGGCAACTTTCCAGCAGCCTAATTCAACATCGTTGAATGTTAAAGCCAGTTCGTTGAGGTTTGCACAGCACTCTGTCCAAACAGCTTCGGGGATAGCACCCATAATGACGGCTCTTGCATCGCCACCGACTCTGCGGGTATCAACATGCTTGTACAGCTTTGAGTATTCGATCATGTTTTCACGGATTAAACCGAGGAAAACTTCGGGGATGGTTAAACCGACATTGGTTAACGCTCTCTTTTCCTTGATAGCGGAACGAACTTCACCGAGGTAGTTCTGAACATCTTCACGAGCGAAGAACTGATCTCTTTCCTGTGGGTTCAGATTGAAGAATTTTCTTGTTTCCATAGTTTTGACAACTTTCCTTTCCTCTTCATGTGGAACTTCTTCTTTTTCAACAGGCTTCTCCTGTTCGTCTTCGATTTTGGCAAGTTCCTCTTCCAAACCGTTGACTTCCTCTTCGAGATCCTTTTCCTGGTTGTCGAGGTCAGCCTTGTCGGCTTCGTACTTGTCGATTTCTTCTTCGACTACTTTCTTCTCTTCTTCAGTTACGGCTTCTTCGATGAGTTTCTCGATGTCTGCTTCTCTCTTGACGAGTTCTTCTTTTTTAGAACGGAGTTCTTCCAAAGATTTCTTGGCAGTATCGAGTTTCTTTTTTGTCATTAATGCTCTTAATGCCATTTACTCGACTCCTTTCAGTCTTTCTTTCATGCGCATCTGCCATTCCTCGTGCATACGTTTCTGAATGAGTTCTTCATTCTTGTGACGTGCCTCTACATGAGTAGCTTCATATGCGGGGAAGACCACAGGAGAAATTTCATATAGCGGATCAACTTCCTCTATCGTGTAGTGAACAGAGCCGTCATCGGAAACGGTTCTTGTTTCACTCTTGATGTCAAAGCCGAAGCTACATCCCGTAATGTCACCTCTCGCAATACGCTCGTACACATTAGATGCGTCCGTATCTTTGCGATTTAATTTGATGCGACCCCACAATCCTTCAGGTCTATCCTCGAGAGTCAGCGTACCGGCTGATGTCCTACCAAGGATGATGTCAGAATTGTGATTGTATAAAGCACGAACATCCCCATTTATAGAGTTCCTAAATGCTCCAGGTGCGATGCTTTCGGTAACACCGTCCCAAACATTGTAGTTACTGTTATACACGGAGAAGATTCCCTCAATAAAGAGGTCACCGTTCTGCTCGTCACTTCTTGTTTCAATGTTCTGCATTTGCATATATCTCTGTTCCATGTGTACTCCTTTTGTTATGCGCTTGTGTTTTCATATCCACCCATCTGCAATTTTTTGGACAATAATCACCATCAACATCAATTCTGTCGATTGTACAATCGCCATATTTTGCTTTTGGGTCATAACCATTTGCTAACGCCCAATCACGGAAACTTTCATAGCTTTCCGTCCATTCTTTGCACATTCCAATTCCTCGCCCACCATAGATTGGGTATTTCTTGGTATGTGGGTTGTATATCCTACGCTTGATTCCAAGCCACACATAATAAAGGCGAGTTCTTGACTCGCCATGCGTTTTATTCCATCCGGCAATAGTTTCCTTTGTTTTATCCCTAGATAGACATCCACAACTTCTCGTAGACCCATATTGTAGACTTGAACCAACAATCATTTTGTATTTCCCACAATCGCATTTGCATAGATATTTGGTTGGTTTTCTATTGGGTTGAGGATGCCTTTCCAAAACCACAAGCCTTCCAAATCGTTTACCGCAAAGATCGACTATGTTTGGGCAATGACCACATGAAGTGCTTTTTCCTTCCCGAAGGTTTCCACCTAAAACAGTTGTTTCTCTTCCACAATCACATCTGCAATGCCACACAGAGCCTTTATCTCCAACTCTGTTAAGAACGACCAATTTGCCGAATCTCTGCCCTGTCAAATCAATAAATCTACTCATTTTTTCTTACTCCTTTATAAGATTCCTTATGTTTAAAGCATGGAAACGAGTAAGGATTCTCGCTTTCGTGTTGCAATCACTATCCATGCCTTTAAACCAAATTTAGCTGTTCCCTGCTACCTTTTTCTGCAAGGCTGACTGGTCATTAGGCAAATAATTTTCAAGTCTAACATAGTCGTCCAAACCATCCACAGGGCTCATGCCTATCCTATCTCTCGCTTCGTTTCCGTTGATCCAACCCCTATCGCCAAACTGCGTGTAGACACTCGCAATGGTTGTGAGGTCATAGTTCATCAATGAGAGAATATTAAACTTGAGATACCATTTAGGATTCAAGATAAGCTTTCTTGTCATCTCCTGTTCGATGGATTCCGCAATAGCATGGATCGTAGTGGAGATAAAGTTGTTCCACTCGACCTGGTTGTACGCACCGACACCCAAAACAAATGCCGGAACGCCCAACAAGGCAGCCACCGTTCTTTTATCCAATTCGACAGTAGAATTGATAGCCAA